CATAGGTTACACCCAAGAATAAGGTTATGATCCAAATCCATTTACTGTATCCTTGTATCCTTGCAAGCAGGCCCAGGTTGTGGACCACAGATAGCTACTCCCATAAATTCTAATTCATTGGCACACTTCATTTGAGAATCAGAATTCCAAGAGTCATCTGTCATCATTTCAACGGATAGAGAATTAAGAATCCCACAATCAATAAGAGTAATTGTATCTGCACCATTCCTAGTATTTGGATTAATATAAAGATCACCGTGGAGAGCATTATCAAAGAAATGTTGATTTTGAACAGTTCCTATAAAATCTAATGGAGCCCATGAGTGACCTAGATCAATATAGTTAGATTTCCAATTAGTAGCATATTTCTTAATTGTTTCAGATTCATATAAGACAGGAGCTTGTGTCATCATATCAGACCAAGCACCTGGAGTTAATAGAATAGCATCACTATAGATTCTATAATCATGAGACTTGCTGAGGAGCTTCTGGTTGTACCGCAGTGGTATTGGGTTGAGTTGGATTCGGTTTAGGGTTTTGATATGGGACATTATTACCTCCAGTTGGACTTATTACATCATCCATCCCAGGTAAGGGTTGGAAACCTAATAATTTTCTAATCTCATTCTTAGTAAATGGCATATCAGTACCTTTAAATACACTTAGAATATTAGCAAGCCATTTAGCTTTCTCAGCTTCATCCGCATCAGTAACTGAATTAAATATGATACTTACTCTTACTGGTAGACCATTTTGATCTAATAGATTAAACTTTTGTAGGTGTTCATTGAATAATTCATTTCTAAGAGTCTCTGCAAGAACTATTTGATAGGCTTTAATCATACGTTCGTATAGAATGGCTTTAACTCTAGCAGTAGCTTCAGTACTACCTTTGCCTAAACCTAAAGCCTCTTCTGGACACATAAGACCAGTGATTAATTGTGTCAAGAAATAATTATAATATTCTTCAATCCCTTGAATACCTTTTTCATCTATAGTACTAAACTTAATCATCCAAGGAACAATAAACTCATTAATCTCATTAATATCTTCTAACTTATTTTTGATGTCTTCCATTACAGCAGCTGGAGGTAACTGACCATCTTTCTCATCACCAACAGTTACAACTAATTTTCTAGTACCATGGCGTCTGATGGCATTATAAAGAGCTTCATTAGTACCTTGTTTCATATCTATGATATCAAGATTTGGTTCTAAGATTGAGACCCCATACGGGGAACCTGGAATTGGAAAGAAACGAATATGGATGATATCTTCTGGCCTAACTTCAACCCCAACCTTTCTACCATCAATCTCTTGTTGATATGATTGTACCGAACCAAATTGATCATAGTTAATAATCATTGTTTGTGGATTTACTGGGAATAATTTAACTACATCTCCTCTCCGAATTCTATGTTTCTCCAAATATGCATCACCAAAGATAAGAGCATGTAAAGCTGCTTCTAAAAGAGATACATCTAAACCTATATTATCACATAATGTTTTAATTAGAATCTCTGCTTGTTTATTATCAGATTGAATATTATACCCAACCATAACTGTATTATAAGCAGTAGAATTAAGTGAAGCAAAGACTGTATTATCACCACGATAGTATTTCCAATACTTTTTCAAATCACTTAAAGAACGGCCTTCTTTATCAGATAACCCTTTCTTAACAGATGCACCAACGTAAACAAATGTATTTGCTCTACCGCCAGTTTGTAAGTATTTAATACTATTCTTGTTTGGATATAATAGGGACATTTTTCTTCTTACCCCTTAACATTATTTCAATGGTGGAGACATTCCTTTCTTGGAATTTCTCACTACCAATTTTAATCTCACATGCTTTCATTTGTTTAATAAGTTTCTTAGCTAATTTAAGATCCTCTTTGTTAATAGCATCTTCAAGTTCATCAAGAGACGGAAACTCTTGTGAGACATCAAGATACTGACGTAAGAGTATAGCTGCTACATCAATAGAACGCTTAACATTGTTACCCCGTCCAATTATTTGGATACATTCTTTATCAGCATTCAATGCAAAGAAACATGCTGATATATACTTAGATATGATCTTATCACCAATATATATTTTCTCTATAGATTCCTTATCTAACATATTACCTCAATTAGACCTTAAACATATCATATTGTCGTTTTGTCGCAATAACATTAGCAACAGCATTCCAATCAATGTTGCCACCTTCTTGAGACGTCTCTATAGCAAATGAGAGACTATCTATACAATCATCATGTTTAGACCTTGGATAAAGTCTTAGTTCATCTATAAGATTTGTTAATGATGGATTCATAATTATTCTACCAGTTTCGAAGAGTAAGGATAGTCTATCAGTCCTAGTATCTCTATCATTTACTTTAGATGGTTTGATTGCAATTATCGGGAGATTTGGGTATTGCTTCTTAGCATCACTCACCATTATTTTTTGTTGAGCAGCTGCATCCATACCTATTCTAGATGCATGATATTTAGAATCTAAAGCTTTCATTATATCTATTTGTCTATTAAGAGTAGAATGAGTTCTAATAGAATCAAGAACATATATATCTCCTCGAGTGTCAATTCCAATTACTGTAGAAACACCCCAGTCACTAGTACTGTCATCGCCACCAAAGTCTACTCCTATGAAACGTTTAAGATCTAATGGTATTAAACCACCAAGCTTTCTAAACTTATCTGTAGAGTTATCTACCCATTCTGCTTTAAATTTAGCAATACTACTTGCGATGATATCATTTTGATATTGCATCTGAAAGAACAGTTCACCTTGATGTTCTCTAATAAATTTAAGAGTTAAAGTATTATCCGGGAGATCATATTCTTTAATCATTGTATCATCCCATGGAAGATGTTTGGGCCAAAGTACCTTAGCTCCATTCCCACGTTCATCTGGTTCTTTGATTAGGGCTTGATATTTAAGAGTCTTGAATCCTGCTTTTGTCATAAGATATTCATGGAAGTCACTCTCATGCCATCGTGTGCCTATATCAATAACTTGAGTATGAGCTAAGAATGTACCAACTAAAGGACCATTATACCAATCTTCTAAATCTTTTCTACGAGTTTCAGTCTTAGAGTTGTCATCATCAGTTACATCATCAAGTACTATTAGGTCATAGTGACCAGAGATAATTCTAGAACCTTGACCTATAACCTTAAGTGTAGCGTCTTTCAGAGGGACTATGCGTGAACCAGTTTGTCTAACACGTATTTGACTCCTAGACCATTCTGCATTACCTTTGAAGTCCCCAAATAAAGATATAAGCTTTGGATTAGATGTAAGACAGGATTGGACAAAGCTCATCATATCATTTGCTTTATCCTGGTTAATCGTAACTATTAAAGCTCTGATATTTCTATCACGAGCTATTTTCCAAACAATATAAGAACCTGCTATAGATGTTTTACCATGACCACGTGGAGCAAGGAGAACCGTAAATTTATTATCTTCGAATGCATGAAGCCATTCTTGATGGAATGATTCGCATTCTAATCCTATAATCTCCTTAGTGAATCTCACTGGATCATTAGAATATTTTAGTATTGATAATTGTTTATTACCAAGAACATCAAATGAGTTATCTAATTTAGTCATAAAGAATAATGGAGAAGGTAACCCCTTCTCCAAAGAGATCTCTCCTTTACATCCCTAATTCGTCTTTGAATGCGCCGAAGAAGATACCGAGGAGCAGACCGATTGGCCCCCACTGCAACGTTGGGAAGATCCCTATAGAACCTAAAATTGTTCCAAGGATAAACCCGAAGATACCGAACACGATACCTAGACCTAATTTTTGTAACAAACCACTATTTGTTGCCATGTCTATCACGTTTTCTATTATAACATCTAATACATACTGTTAATCGTGATTAATTTGGTGGGACTTCTTTAGTTATCTTCAATCTATGTTGCCAAGCATTGTTAGCTGCTATTAGTAATGCTACTAAGATTGGAACCGATGCTACGAACCATGGTGGTAACCCAGATAGATCCTGAGTCTGAAAGAAATTGATTGTATATGGTACCCCTATAGCTATAAATGATGCTACGAGCCCACCAAAAAACTTCTTTGCCACAATAGTCCAATCATTCCCTCCCTCAACTGTATATGTCACCTGCTTTGGGATGCAAGGTTCTTCTTTAGCAGCAAAAACAATTTTCTTAGTTACACTTTCTGCCATATTTTCTCCATTTTGACCTATTTTACATCAAAATACATCATTTTTAGTCCAAAATCTCTACAATTTCAGGGTTTTCTGCATCTTTTGTGTCATTTTTGGTCACTTTTTCATCACTTTTTAACCCCTCATTTTCCTTAGTTAAAACGAGTTCAACAACCTTCTTACGACAGTTTGGGCATAGTTCCCTGCTTAAATCGAGCATAAAGTTGTTTACTTGTATCAGATTGGTCTGTTTAGCCTCACCGAAGGTACCAAACTGCCTATACGCCTGTTCCAAGAGGGTACTCCAGTTCTTCCTACGCTGCTCCATAGATGTTAGGACATCCTTGGCAGCTCTAATAACGTCTATACTATCAGCATTATTGGCTATTTTCTTCAGTTCTGTCCTCATTATCTTATAAACCTCAATTGTCTGCTCTTCTAGTTCGTACATCTTCTCTCGAAACTCAGCTCTCAAAGCTTCCTCTGGGTCCTTACCATCTTCCATCTCTTCAAGATACTCATTAACTCTAGCAGTCTTAAGGTATCTATTGATTGACATAGCACTTAAGCTAGTCAAATCTGATATCTCTGGATGTGTTTGACGTAAATGAGAAGCTATCTCATCTTGCGAAAATCCAGCATTAACTAACTCACTAACTTCTTTTTCAAGTCCATATTGTACTATCTTATTTACCTTTGGCATTTTATTCTCCCATATAATAGTTAAACTAAGCGCCCACCATCCATACCCGGCATAGCATTTGCCACTCCTTTTCTAACAATATTCATGGGTATTACCCCTGAGAAGTAGTTTTACACTCTTCTCAATATATATATTGTAAACCTGTGTGGCTTCTTTTAGTATATATACTTAACTCCCCTTTTATCTGTTAGGTATAACCAATACCTTTATAACCCCCATTTCTCACTTATTTATAATTTTACCTTATCCCGATTCCGTTACGTTACTTTTGCGTTAGTTGTAATATATGTATTATGTTATCTTAAAAGAGGTGATATTATATGGGTTTTGGTAACTATAAAAAAACATATTATGTATACGTTACAGAAAAAGAAATGGAATCACATCGTTTATTAGAAGGTATAGTGCTACTAATCGTAATGATAGTGATCTTTTCATGCGTTATATTCGGAGTACTATCGGCTTGCCCATAGTCGTTTTCCGTTTCGTTAGCGATTTCGTATGGAACTAAGTTAGTCCCTTCAAGAGAAAAAAGTTAAGAACAGGAGAAAACGAAAGTATATCTACCTCCTTGTCCTGATGGTTATTGTCCACAAGAGAGGACATGGAGATAGTATATGACATACAGATATAAGAGCAAGACAGGAGGACAACAGGACTATATACCTGCCTCTATAAGCCAACCCAAACAAAAAGCACAACTCTATATGCCTGATGTAGTGTATACACAGGTATTTGTAGATGCTTTTAAGAACACGCCCTATATAGAGTGGCTCACACCGACAACAAAAGAGAAGAAAGTAGTATCTGGGCAATACCAATACTATAAGATGTGCGTGGATACCACAGATAAGGGAGATGGGCAATCCACTAAAGTGGTTATCTATCACATGGGGAATGTAGATGCTAACAAAAAGCAGATAGTAGATGCCAAAACACCTGTAATCACACCTATTACAACGCCCACGCCCACTACAACACAACCCTCTACTGATGCCATGCAACAGCAAATCAATCTATTAACCTCAATGATGGCAAAACTACTAGAGGGTAAGTAAACCCTCTATATCTTCTTTTTTTCATTAACTATATGCT